GAGTTCATACCGGCAGCGCAGGAGACGTATCGCGCGAACCATCCCGACACGATTCTCGACACGCGGGACATCCGCACCGTCCAGCCCGAGGAAGTGCTCGCCGCGCTCAAGATGCAACCCGGCGACCTCGACCTGCTCGACGGCTCGCCGCCGTGCGCCTCATTCTCGACGGCAGGCAAGCGGGAAGCCGGGTGGGGCAAGGTGAAGAAATACAGCGACGGCGCGCAGCGGACAGACGACCTCTTTCACGAGTTCATCCGGCTCGTTCGCGGCATCCGCCCGAAGGTATTCGTCGCGGAGAACGTCAGCGGCTTGGTGAAGGGCACGGCCAAGGGTTATTTCCTCGAAATCCTCGCGGCGATGAAAGCCAGCGGCTACCGCGTGACGTGCCGCGTGCTGGACGCGCAATGGCTCGGCGTTCCACAGCAACGCCAGCGCACGATATTCATCGGCGTGCGGAATGACCTGAACCGAGAGCCGGTGCATCCGAAGCCTCTGCCGTATCGTTACAGCGTGCGGGATGCGCTGCCGTGGATCGTTGCGGTTGGTGATAACGGCGGATTTGGCAAGGGGGCAATGAAGTCGGCAACCTCGGCAACCTCGGCAACCTCGGCAACCATCGGCGCATCGCCGCAGACCGGAAACGGAAAGTTTTCACCGTCAAAAGTCGAAGCCGAAACCGACATCAGCCGCTACGCCATCGGCGCGGAGTGGGACAAGCTAAAGCCGGGAGAAGGCAGCGGAAAATACCTCAACTTGAAGCGCACCAGAATAGAAGGGCCGAGTCATGGAATCTCAGCAGATGGCGGGCATCCGTCAACTGCTGGCGTTTGCCATCCTACTGAGAAGCGCAAGTTCACCATCGCCGAGCTTCGCCGAATCTGCGCCTTCCCAGATGACTTCATCCTGACCGGCAGCTACGCGCAGCAATGGGAACGCCTTGGCCGCGCCGTCCCGCCCGTGATGATGAGCCGCATCGCCGCAACCATCCGCGACGAAATCCTTGCCAAGCTATGAACATCCCGCACGACTGGACATTCAAGACCGCTGACATTGCTGGTGAATTCGACAAGCACGTCCGAGAACAACTCCCGTGGTATGACCTCGTGACCGGAGCCATCGCTCATTTCGCCCGCCACTACATCCCGCACGGCGGGCGCGTGTATGACATCGGCGCGAGCACCGGCAACATCGGCAAGGCGCTCGCGGATGTCATATCGGATCGCGAAGTCGAGTTCATCGCGCTCGACAACTCCGCAGAAATGCAAAGCCGATACACCGGGCCGGGCACGTTCCTGCTCGGAGACGCCACCGAGTTTGAATTTGAACCATTCGACCTCTCCATCCTTTTCCTCTCGATGATGTTTATGCCGGTCATCAAGCGCGGGCCGTGGCTGCTCAAGCTCGCGGCGAAAGTCCGCAAGGGCGGTGCCGTTCTAATCTTCGACAAGTGCCTCCCGCGCGTCGGGTATCTTTCTATCGTGCTTTCCCGTCTCGCGCTCGCTGGCAAGACCGCTGCCGGAGTTCCCGCATCCGAAATCATCGCCAAGGAATTAAGCCTCGGCGGCATTCAGCGCCCGCTTTGCGAGTCCGAGCTGCCGCTGGGCAGCGTCGAAATCTTCCGGTTCGGCGACTTCGTCGGATGGATTTACGAAGCCAAATAATTATGACCCGCCCCGCATCAACCGCCGAATGGAACGCCGACCGCACCGCGCAGTGAAAAAGCCAGCACCACCGCCGACTTCGCCTGACATCGCCGAAAAGGTGCGCGAGGCCGAGATCGCGAACATCGGCAAGAAGCTCAAGGCTGGCAAGACGCTGAACGCACGCGAGGCTGCGCTGATCAGTGAATACTCGGCGGCGAGGAAGGACGGCAGACAACCGGACGATCTGCGCGCGATGAACCTCAAGCACGGCGCGACCATTCTTGGCTGCACGCTTGGCGAGTTGAAAAAGATACGCGATGCCGGGTGCCCAGGCTTCCCGCATGGCCGGCCAAACATTCCGGTGATTCGGAAGTGGATGCAGGACAACCCCGGCGCATGGGGCGGCAGCAACGAGGACAACTTGAAGGAGCGCAAGATGATCGCGCAGTGCCAGATTCTTGAGCACGACTACAAGGTTGCCAGCGGCGAGTTCATCGCCAATGACGAGGTGGTGAGAATCGCGACAGCGTGGGCTTCACAGGTGCGCGCCGAACTTGTCTTGCTCATCGGTGAATCGCCCACATGGGCGGGCCTCGACGCGCCGACGTTGCAGGACAGGGCGAAAAGTTTCGTCAACGGGGCGCTCGGCAGGCTCACGACATTCTCGGCACCATGCACGCCTGCGAGCTAGCCATCCGCGCGCAGCTACGCATCCCCGACAACCGCACGGTTGAGCAGTGGATACTCGACCAGCGCATCCGGCCACCGGGAAGCGCGCGCGGCACGCAGATGGATCTCAGCCTCACGCCTTGGCTGCGCGAGCCGTGCGAAGCGGTCGCCGACAACCACAACCGCGAAGTCGTCATCGTTGCACCGACCGGCGCGGGCAAGACGACGGTGCTCGACGCATCGCTCCTGCGGGCAACGCGGGAAGACCCCGGCTCAATCCTGCTGGCGATGCAGACCGACGAGGACGCGGACGCATATTATGACGAGCGGCTCGAACCGATGCTGCAAAGTCTCGACGGCATCGGGGAGATGATACGCGCACTGCCGAGGGGCAAGCGGCGCAAGGGCGAACTCGTCTTGCCTCACATGACGTGCTTCGTTGTCGGCGCGAAGATGAGCGCCTTCCAGCGCAAGTCCGTGCGCTACGTTTTCCTCGATGAAGTGTGGCAGATCAAACACGGCTTGGTTGCCGAGGCACGCGGGCGGCATCACGACCGCTGGAATGCTCGCGTCGTGCTCACGTCGCAGGGCGGATGGCAGCACGTGGACACCGACAACGGGCGCGTGAAAACGGAACTGTGCGAGGCGTGGGAGCGCACCGACCGGCGCGAGTGGATGTTCGTGTGTCCCGAGTGCGGCACCGCGCAGCCGTGGAAATGGAGCGGGCTGAAATGGGCGGATGAAAAGCGGGCCGATGGCAGCATTGACGACATGGCTATCACGCAGAGCACACACTACCAGTGCGCGAAGTGCGAGACGAAGTTTCACGACGACATCGCGGCGCGTCGGATGCTCGCCAACTCGGGGCGCTACGAAGCGCAGAACCCGCAGCCGCTTACCGTGCCGGGCAAGCACCTCGGCTTCCATTGCAACGCGCTCACGCTGTATTACGTGGCATGGAGCACGCTCGTTCTGGAGTGGAAAAAGGCCAGCGAGTTGACGGCGGCAGGCGATAAGTCCGCGCTGCAAGTGTTCGTACAAAAAAGGTTGGCTGAGTTCTGGCGGGACGAGGAAGACGAGCCGGGCGTGGTGCTCGGCGGCGCGGGCTATCGCTTCGCGGACTATGCGAACGGCGAGGCATGGGAGGGCGAGGTTCACCGCTTCCTCACGATTGACCGCCAGCGCGATCACCGTTGGGCAGCGTGCCGCGCGTGGAAGTCGGACGGCTCATCGCGCCTGCTTTGGTTCGGAAAGATACTCACCACGGAAGGATGCCGCGAGTTGCAGCAGCGCATGAAGGTTGCGGACTGGGCGACGTTTCAGGATGCACAATACGAGACCGGCGAAGTGTATGACGAGTGCGCGCGCTACGGATGGACAGCCTTGCACGGCTCAGGCGATAGCGGATTCACGCACAACCCGCCCGGCAAAAAGCCAGTGCGCAAGATTTACTCCACGCTGAAGCAAGCGCAGGCACCGGGCGGAGGGCGGGCGCGCTACGTGTTCTTTGCCAACGAAGGCGGCAAGGACATTCTCGCCAAGCATCGCGGCGGGCACTCGGCAACGTGGGAGATACCGGACGACGCGGGAGTGGACTATCACACGCACATCAATTCCGAAATCAAAAAGGACGTGGTGCAAAAAGTGACGAAGCAAATCATTCGGCGTTGGTGCCGCATCGGAAGCCGGCCAAATCACGGATGGGATTGCGAGGTGATGCAAATCGTCGCCGCGCTCATCAAAGGCGTCATCGCCGCGCCGGTTGCGGAGGAAGCCAAGCCGCAAACTTTGACACCGCCGCCCTAGCATGGCCGACCTCACAATCACCGCAGCAAGCGTCATTCCCTCTGCATCCGCAGTCATCGCCATCGGCACAGCCGGGGCAACC